GAAACTAAAAAACAGAATGAAAGTGGATCTACAGTTAGTAACGATAGCAATTAGTAGTTTATGTGGCTTTGTCGCGTCCTGGGCCGTCCTTAACCAGCGCGTCAAGTCGCTAGAAGATAAGATCGCTAAAAATGACGATCACGACCAGCGCTTAACCAGGCTCGAAACTAAATTGGATATTTTGCTGGAGCATTTAATAAAGGACTAATGAAAACGCAGCTAATACGACTAGCAGACGTGGGCTTTATTGGCCCTTTTATGCTTTATGCTGCAACCAGGCTAAAAGGTCAAGACCGTACAATAATGGCGGCGCTAGGCCTGGCAACGATAATCTATAACGGTATAAACTTTGTAAAAAATGAAAAAACTATTTAAGAACTGGAAAACGACATTTTTTGGCTTCGCTACTATTATCGGCGGCTTGGCAGCCATTCTAAAAGGCGACCTGGTAGCCGGAATTACTACGATCGGCGCCGGCCTGGGCCTTGCTTCGGCCAAAGATTTCGATAAAACAGGGCTGTAATGAATGAAAGGCACAAAAAACTATATTATTGCCCTGGCAATAGTGGGCCTAATTTTACTTACTACTAAAGTGAGCGCAGCGAAAGTAATAGCACAATTTGAGGGCCTGGAGCTGAAAGCCTACCAGGACAGCGCCGGTATTTGGACGATCGGATACGGAAATACGCGCAACCCCTATACAGGGCTACCAATTAAGCAAGGCGACAAGATCACAAAAAAAGAAGCCCTGGACTGGCTACGGATCACTACAGCTGCAGTCGAAGCAGACGTAAAGCGCCTGGTAAAGGTGCCGATCAATACTAACCAACAGCTGGCACTGGCTAGCCTAGTATTTAATATCGGAACAGGCGCCTTTGCACGATCTACATTACTGCGATTATTAAATAGCGGCGCAGAAAAAGCCGCCGTCGCAGCGCAATTTTTACGCTGGAATAAGGTAAAAGGAAAAGAGGTAAAAGGCCTTACCAGGCGCAGAAAAGCGGAAAGCGAATTGTTTTTATCTTAAATAACTGAAATTCAGCTTATTTAATAATCTTGCCAGCTACAGGCAAGATTTTTTTTTGTTTGTATGGTATTTTCTTTTATAGATTTGTATCGACAAACGACTTTACTAACCTAAATTAACGGAACTATGGCCATTTTAACTGATCGCCAGGCGTACCTGCGCGAACTAGATCAAAAAATTAAGACATTACAATTTTTAGGCAAGCACCTAGACGACGCCCGGGTACGAATTGAATTTACTTACAGCTGCGGCAGCCGCGCTGTAGTAGATCAATCGCTAATCCCCTTTAACCTGGCTATGGAGCTGCGCGTACTTATTGGCGATAGCATTGACTATTACCAGCGCGTTATTGTAAACGTCAATTCGATCCCCGATGAAATTGGCTAAATTTTTACTGGAATTATTTTTTTTAATTCTAGTATGCCTGCCAGTATTTTGCCTGGCCTATCTTACTATTGAAATATCTTTTTTTATTTATTACTTCAAAAAAAACCTAAACAAATGGAAAACTTCAATCACCCGGCGTTCCCGCCACAAGTAGCCCAAGACAACCTGGGCCGCTTTGTTGCCCCTATCCCTGGAATGAGTAAACTAGAATATTTTGCTATCCAGCTACTACCTACATATCTAGAGCTTGGTAAAAAGCACCCACTGGCAGACAAAGGACAGCCGGTTACCCCGATCCAGGCCGCGATCATTACTGCAAAAAATTTACTAGAACAATTAAACGAAAAGCCTAATGAAAATACTTTACAGATCATTGAATAGCCCTAAATTTTGGCTACTGATCATTACCCTATTTATGCTATGGCTTTCTAGCTACTGGAACTACTAACTAAATGGCAAACGACGTCCGGGAAATTACTGAACTATTAAAGAGCAGGCGATACGACGCTACCAATAGGCCGCCAGCGCAGGCCCCTATATTTACTATCCAGGGTAAAGTAGTGGGCTGCCTGCAGTCCTATATTGTTTTTAGTGGCCTGCCAAAAGCTAGTAAAAGTACATTCGTTGGTGCAGCTGCAGCGTCGGCCCTGGTACCTACTTTTCAGTCGGTATGGGGTATGAAACTGCAGCTGCCTTATGACCGGCCCCGGATCGGCTATTTTGATACCGAAATGAGCAGTTTTGATTTTTACAGGCAAATGGATAAAATAATAAGCCTGGCTGAAAAAAAGAGCCTGCCCGATCATTTTGACGCTTATTCAATGCGCGAGGATATGCCAGCTAAAATACGAGCAATGATCGAACAGTATTTAATTGATAACAAGGACTGCAGCTGTCTTATCGTGGACGGCTTGCTGGATCTTTGCCTGGACTACAACGATCCGAAAGAAACCAGGTTAGTTACTAACTGGCTAAAACGGATCACAAAGCAGTACGATATTTTGCTTATGGGCGTTTTGCACCTGGGTAAAGGCCAGGGCGAAACGCTAGGCCACCTGGGTAGCAATACTGATCGCTGGAGCCAATCCACAATGATAGTCGAAAAAAACAAAGACGCCGGCCAGTTCGTACTAAAGTCAAAATATCTACGTAGCGATGGCGACTTCGAGCCGGTCGCGATAATGAACTTTGAGGGCCGCTGGAGCCAGGTACCTTACATTGAACAGATCGCACCAATACCAACAAAAAAGCCTAAAAAATAACCCGGGAACAGGGGTAGCTGAACAGCAATAACTATGGAACAGAAAAATAACAGCGGCAGCCTTTACAAAAACAGAAAGGAAAAGCCAACGCAGCCCGATTACAACGGCACGGCCACTATTGACGGAAAGCAGTACCGTATGAGTGGCTGGGTAAACAAGAGCAAGGCCGGCACTAATTATTTGCGCGTCCTGTTTACAGAACAACAGCCGCAGGATCTAAACGCTACAGCTGGCCAGGCTACAATGCCAATGCAGCCACAAAACAGCCAGCAAAACATTGATAGCGTAATTTTAGACGATCTACCATTCTAAAAAAAAAGCGCCGGGAGTAAACTCGACCGGCGCGGACAAACGACTACGGAACTTGCCGCGAGTCACCTGTATTCAATGCTAAAATAGTACAAAATGAACAAAAAGCTGGAAACTGCGATAGTTTTTTTTAAGCCTGGCACCAAAAGGCCCCGGAAATACCGAAATATTACTAATAGGCTCAAATTTGGCCAATTTTGCGCCAGTTCGGGAGCCTGGTACATAAACTGGTACGACAAGGAAAGCGCGAATTTTGAGGGCCGTACGTGGCTTATACGCGATTTTGAGAAAAAGTAAGTAAATTCGATCTACATAAGCAGACAGGGTTGGTTTAGGAAAAGGCCCGGCGTTTCTACGTCGGGCCTTACTTTTTACCCTTGCTGTACTGTTACTTTAATTAAATGAAGGTGAATACAGGTAACAATGTGTATATTTTTAGCCTAAAATTTTCAGTTTATATCAATTTTTTTCACTAAATTCGCCACAGACCGCGTTAGCGGCCCTACAAAGCCGCACGCGGGCTGGGCGAAAAGTTACAAAACTGAACAAAATTTGAAATAGATTTTTTTTTTCGGTTTTTCAGTTTTATTTTCGGTAACGACAAACGACAAAGGATCTAAAAGGCCGCAGCACAATGTAAATGCGGAATATCTTACTACTGGTAGGCGGCGCAGCTGCACTGTTTTTCTTATCACGTTATCGCTTCGGCAAAAAAGCCGTTTTCACGCTTCGCGGGATTCGTCCTGGCGGCACCTTGTTTGCCCCGGTATTTAACGTTGATCTTGCAGTAGCTAATCCAACTAACCAGGCAATAATTGTAAAGTCAATTACTGGAACTATAAACGTACAGGGATCAGCCGTTTCCAATGTATCGGCGTTTGGCGATCAGCGCGTAGCTGCGAACAGCGAAAGTATTTTGAAGCTGCAGGCCCGGCCTAGCGCTGTAGGAGTATTTGAAACGGTGCGCGAGCTACTGACTAGGCCTGTAGGATCTACCAGCGTAAGTTTTACCGGTACGGCCAATGTGGACGGCCTGGTAGTGCCTGTTAGTGAAAGTAAAATGATCTAAGAAATGGACGCAACTACTTTAATGGGTAGGCTTGGGCCGTTTCAAAACAGGCGCGAAATGCTGTCGGCAGATCAAAGCACCGGCGATATTATTGACGCCATACTGGAAGCGCATCGCAGACACGCTGGCGACTACAGTAAAATAAGTTCTTTTTTTAACGCAGGATCAAAACGTGAAACAGCGCGCAAGATTTTTAATTTTTTAAAAAAGAATGTGCGTTACGTTATTGAGCCAGGTACAAAGCAGACGGTAAAAAGCCCTGCAGCGATACTAGCTACCGGGTACGGCGACTGTAAACACTATAGCCTGTTTGCTGGCGGCGTTTTGCAAAATTTGGGAATACCGTTTGCCTACCGTTTTGCCAGCTACAAAATTTTTGATAAGCAGCCGCAGCACGTTTTTGTAGTCGTCAACCCTGGCACCAATAATGAAATTTGGATTGATCCAGTAGTAGGCGACTTTGACTATAAAAAACCGTACACATACGCAACCGATAAAAAAATGGCACTATATTCAATATCTGGCATAGGCCAGGCGACAAAAGATCAAAGAGCAGCGCTAAAAGCTGCAAAAGCAGCAAAGAAAGCGGCGCCGACTAAGGCGGCGAAACAAGCAGCCCAAACTACGGTAAAGGCTGCCCGCAAAGCTGCAGGCCGCACCACTGGCCAGGTACTTAAAAAGGGCGCTAAGGTAGTTTTGAAAGTAGCGGCGGCCCCGGTACGAAATTCATTTTTGTTACTTGTAAAATTGAATTTTGCCGGACTAGCCACTAAACTAGCCGCAGCCTGGCAAAAAGCGCCTAGCAAGCTCCAAAACTTTTGGGAAAGCGCCGGCGGCCAGATCAATGCACTAAAAAAAGCCTGGGAAGCCGGATCAAAGAAAAAAAGAATTTTTGGCGACGGTATCGGCGTAGCGCCTGCAGCTCCGGCCGCAGCCGCAGCAACCGCAGCACCTTTGCTGGTTAAGGTGGCCGACTTTCTTAAAAAAATAGGCATAGAGCCTGACGAACTGGTACAGGTAGGCAGAGATGCACTAAATAAAAGAGCGCAAGAGCTGGCCAAAAAGACGCTGGAGCCTAAAGCAGCTAGCGAAGCAGTGAACATAGACATAGCAGATCAAGTTTTTGAACAGCCTAGCGAAATGGAGCCAATTACTGAAATGGCACCAGCGCCAACTACTGCGACCAAAAAACCTAATTTTTTACCGTTACTGATCGGCGGCGCTGCCGTTCTGTATTTTGTAACTAGAAAGAAATAAAATGACTGCAAAACAAAGAGCTGCCAGGGCTAAATTTAAGGCCGTAGTAGCAGAAGCTAAAAAGCTGCGCAAAAAAAATCCGAAGCTAACGCAAGCGCAAGCTGTAAAGCAAGCCTGGGCGATTAGCTACAGCAAACAAAAAGCTGGTAAAAAGTTAGGCGAAACACATAAAGACACTAAAAGTCATAACGTCAATATCCGCGTAGTGAGTGGAATAAAAAAGAAAAAGAAAATAGGAAGCGCATATTTAGACAGGCTAAAAGAGCAACAAGCAAAAGCAGAAAGAGAAAGAGAAGCAGAAAGAACAAAAAAACAAAGGCCATCGGCAGCAAGTAAAAGAGTGCGCGAGGTCTTAAAAAGACAAGGCCTGAAAATGCCTAGCGGATATAAAGTAGCAGAAAGAGTAATTAGCGGAACACAAACTGATATAGTTAGTAAATATGTAAAGGCCAATCAAGATATTGAAAAGCTAGAAAGATCTTTGATAAGAAATAAAGAAACTCTAAAGCAGCCGCCGTATAAAACTGAATTTTGGAAAAAATATATTTCTGATCAAAACAAAAAAATAAAAAAATATATTAGTGAATTAAAAAAGCATAAAGCTGAATTAAAAAAGCTAATGTAATGTATAAAATATTGCCCTATACTGAAGCGCAGGCCAGGCGACTAAACGTAAAGATCCGGCCTAGCACTAGAAAAGGCAAAAAACTAGACGTGTATGATAAAGAGGGAAATTTTTTAACAAGTGTGGGCGCTAAAGGCTACCTGGACTATCCGACATACAGAAAGTTATTCGGAAAGACGGTAGCCGATCAGCGGCGGCGCCTATACAAGCAAAGGCACCAGGCAGACAGAAAAGTAAAGGAATCGGCCGGGTATTTTGCAGACAAGCAGCTGTGGTAAATTAGGACGTAACAAACACATATAAAAAAAAACAATGGCAAGACGTAGAAAAAGCACCAAAAGACGCACTTCACGCCGTCGAATGGGAGCCGTTGGCAAGGCCAACATTCAAGCAGCCCTGGGTATTATCGCTGGAGCTGTAATTGGTAAAAAGGTCGCCGGGTTTATTCCTGTAGGCGACGATCGTATTAAAAATGCAGCTGTACTGGGTATCGGTTTAGCGTTTCCAATGATCCTTAAAGGTGAACTGGGTAAAGCTATCGGTAACGGTATGATCGCAGCCGGTGGCGCTGGCCTGGTAGGTGGATTGATCCCTGCCCTGGGCCAAATGGACGACACTATGACTTTTCCTGTAACAGTAGGCGAGATCCCCGACAACATTAGCGTAATCGCTGGAAGCGACGACGTAATGGCTGGCGACGATCTTTCTGTCCTGGCTGGTATGGAAGAGGACGAAATGTACTAAAGAGATCACCTGTATTCACCTTTATTTAAAAACAAAAAGCCCGGCCCTGGGCCATATCGAACAGGGCAACAAAAAAAATGGCATCAACCGTTGGCACCCGCCTAGCCTTTGAAAAGGCAAAAGAAGCGATCAACCGCGCTGGTTTTTCGCTCGGACAGGCTGTATTATCACAGTCCTATCTTCGTTTGGAAGTAGGTTTATCTACTACCATTACGAGCTATCAATTCCCTGTACTGACTAACGACGTTAGCAGCTCAAACACTACCAGTTTTAATACTGAACAGCGTTTGAATTTGCAAGACGCGTTCGTCTGTAGCTCAATCGGCCTGTTTTTCTGCGCGCCCGCTAGCACTACAGCTACCAATTTTAAGCTGTTTACCTATCCAAATACAGCGAACTTTACAACAGCTAACGCAGCTGCAGCCCTTTTGAGCTGGTATAACAGTTCACTGTCTTTGACTGTAAACAACCGTCAAATTGTAACCGCTTTCGATTTGTATCGTAACTACTACGTGCCGCAGCAGCAAGAAACGCTGGACGCTGACTACACAGGATCAGGCATTAACTACGTCGATCAAAACGACGGTAGTTCAAGTGGTTTTTATCCAGTAGAGCCAGCCTGGGTATTGGTAGGATCAAAACAAAATGTACTGCAGGTACAGCTCCAACAAGCTATGGCCGCCGTACAAGCTAACAGCCGCGCTGTTATCATTATGCGTGGACATTTGGCGCAGAATGTTACGCCTGTACGTTAATTTTCGTTTCGCGTAATAACTCAAAGGGCCGGCTTCGGCCGGCCCTTATTTTAAAAAAGTAAAATTTATCAAAATGGCATTCAAAGCCGCAAAGTACGAACTAGTCGAACTACTAGTACCTGGAGTAGCAGTAACAGGACAAACACAAACGCAGTGGTCTTTTCCTGACTTACCAAAACTGCGCTATACAGCGTTAATGGCACTAGAAACTTTTGCAGTAGATACGCTGACCGTTTCGCCTAACAACGTGGCGCTACCGTCCGCAGCTATTTTACAAAAAAGCTACTTGGTACTGTATTCAAACGAGCGTCAAGATTTGTTTCGTATCCCTTTAATTAGCTTAATTCGCACACAGGCAACAACCGGGGCCGCTGCGCCTTTCGTTCGTAGCTTGCCAGAATTTAGTGGACAAAAGATAACCTGGGATAAAAGCTACGTTACGATCGCATCAGCACCAGCAAATACTACAAATATCAGTTTTGTATTTGGTGTTTATTATATCTAATTAACCATGGCCGCAACAGCACAATTACGCAGCGCTAACGCAGTTCTTAACTGGTACAACGAGCAGCCACAGGCG